ATGAAAATCAAAAATATCACTATCTTATCATTGTTATTTATAAGCTCTTTAAATGCTGATTACCTTTTAACTATCAATACATCAAAAAATAATATATTATCAAGATGTATCTTGAAATATTATACCACAGAAAATGAACTTTTATATAAAAAGTCAATTGATAACAATACTTACTATGTGGAATTTAAAAATATAGAAAACTACTCTATTAAATCAGGATTTGTCCTTGATAGTGATAATAACTGTCTTTTAAGCAGTTCAAATTTAAGTGACTATGAACTTAAAAGTAATCTTACCCTTACATCAAATAATTTATCATTTTTAGGACTTAATGAGGAAGATTTAAATATGGCTTTTGCACTAAGTGGGATATTAATATCCTTTTTGTTTTTGTTTGGTCTATTTAGATTTATATAAGGAGATAAAGAGATGCCAATATTTGAATTAACTGGAAATGTAGCTTTTGATTATTTTTTTAATCTTAATATGACTATAGGACTAATCACATGGGGATTTGTCGTAATCTTACGACTCTTAAGGTCTTAATATGAGATACTCAACACAAAAACTACTCAATACAATTGCTCTTGTAACACTTTTAAGTGGAACACTTGAAGCTATAGAGTGGACTATCACATGCCCAGGGGATGCAAGAGCTTCTTCACTTGCAGTATTAGATTATACTTTTGGTATGGAAGATGACCCCGATATGCTCCCTATGATGTATGGTGAAGCTGATCCTGTTTGTTGTGATTTTCCATATTGGGACGATACAAGTCCTGCATGTGGTGGAGATGGGGAACAAAATGTTCTTTTATATGCAGGGTGTAGTGGAAGTGCTTCATGCTATGATGTGGAACTAGGCAATTATGACGGATTTCAAATACTCTCTTTTGATAGTGGTTCAAGTGAATATTATAATAGTGCAATTATGGTAAATGGTTATCCTTGTATGCCAAGAGATACACAAAAAATTGGTGTAGGAGTTTATAACTGGAATGATAATAGTAACTTTGGAATTGCAAATGTAAATATTCCAGTTTTAAGAGAGGAACACATAGCGTATACACTTACAAGTGATGAACAGAAACTCCATAAAAGTATTTGTTCAAATGATGCAGGTGGAGATGAAGATTATACAGAACAACTCAATGAGATTATCTCAAATACTGCTCCAAATGAAACAAGTGCTGAAAAATTAACTAATATAGATAATCGAGAACAAGCTCTTGATGATGAACTTAATAGCGTTACTGCTGATAAAACTCTTGAATCAATCCTTGATACTACAGATGATACAGATACATTTCAAGAAACTTTTGAAACAACACTTGCTGATAGCTTTGATGAGTACACAGATATATTTGGATTTGGTGGCTATGGCTCGGCTCCTGCTCCAATTACTTTTAGTATAAGAAACGGTACTTATACACTTTTTGATATATCTAATTTAGATAGTAGTAGCGTTGGATTTATACGAAATACATTTTTAGTCTTTGCTTATTTGTGGGGATTTATCTTAGTTTTTAGGGGTGATTAATGGGTGCTGTTATAACTTTAATATTTGAGCTTTTAGGTGTTGTTGCTAAAAATCCTTTTGTACAAAAAATAGCTATGTTTAGCTTCTTTTTTACACTATTGAGTTTTACAGTAAATTTCTTTATAGAAAAAGTGCAAACTCACTTAAGTGATTTTAGTCAAATTCTAGCTCTTGCTTCTTATTTGGGATTTTTAAATGCTTTAGCTGTTGTGTTGAACTTTTTAATCACTGGATTTATTGTAAAACAAATCTTAGCATTTTTGCGATAGGTGTTATATTATGGTAACTTTAGTTGTAGGATTCCCAGGAAGTGGTAAATCATATTACGCAGTAAATCAAATCTATGAACTACTAGAAAATCAAGATAAAAGTAAAAACATAGATGTGATCTATACTAATATAAATGGGATAAAATTTGATTATTTTCCAAACTCTTCAATAGAGTTTAAAAAGTTTAATAGTGAAGAGTTTTATATCTATTTAGCTCAATGTTACTCTATTTATCAACTTAATAAAAATAGTGATAGTGTAGATGATGAGCTTGTAAAATATAGTAAAGAGATGAACTATCATAAAGCTTTAATAGTATTTGATGAGTGTCACGATTTTTTTACTCCACAAGATAAAATAAAAATATTTTGGCTTACATATCATAGACACTTGTTTCATGAGATAATACTTCTTACACAAAATAAAACACTTATCCACTCAAAATATAGAGCAATCCCTGAAATATTTGTTGAAGCACAACCAAGAAGTAAAAAGCTATTTTCAAATACACTCACATATAAAAAGTTTGCATCTTTTGCTATGAAACAAACAGATTTTTTTGGAAAGGAGAGTTTAAAAACAAAAGATGAAGTATTTAAACTCTATCAAAGTGGTAATAAATCAAATCAAAAATCTATTTTGCATAAATATATTTTAATAGGTGTTGCTGCTTTTGCTTTAGTAGTGGCTGTATTTTATAATATTGTGGATTCTTATATACAAGATGTTGACCCTACTACTACAAGTGATACAACACAATTAACAAATAAAAATATTCATAATGTTTCAAGATACAAAGAGAACCATAAAACACAACAAAATCAAAGAGATGAAACATTTGTAATAAGCTTTTTATGTGACAATAAAAATGGTTGTATCTTTTATGATAATAGCTATCCACTAAGTTATATATATAAATTTATCAATCAAACAGATTCAAAAAAACTCTATACAGATATACTTTATTTAGATGATACTATAAATTATAAACTGTACAAAATATATGTAAATAGCTCAAAAAAAAATTTACAAAACTTTTTTATAGATACCAATAATAACTTCACAACAAAATCAAAAAGATCAATAGAATCTAAAACTCTCTCATCTCCACTTGAAAAGGTTAAACTATGAAAAAATTACTCTTAATGATACTTGTTACTGTTGTTCTTAGTGGATCAGATTTTATAAATATACCACTCAAAGATTATGTTGCAGTGGTATCAAGAATCAATAAAATAAATATTGCAATAGATGAAAACATAGACCATAAAATCACTTTTTTAATCTCAAAAGATTTATCAAAAAAAACATATTTTGAAGTATTAGAAACATTACTTAAAAATAAAAATATGTATCTTGAGAAACATAAAAATTTCTTTATAATAAAAAAGCATCTTCTAGTTAAAGCTAATGATAGCAATACAACTAACACAGATACTACAAATAAATTATTGTACAACACTATAAAACTTAATTATATAGATTTTAAAGATATTGAAAACTTCTTAAAAGTGTATGATGAATCTATCAAATATCAATTTATAAACTCTTCAAAACTACTACTTTTAAAATCTAATACTAAAGATTATAACTCTATAAAAAAGATTATCTCTTTAGTTGATACACTCCCTAAACAACTCAAACTAAAAATCACGATACTAGATACAAATTTAGATAAGCTCAAAGAGTTTGGGATGGAATATTTAACACAAATACATAGTGATAATGATACAAACTATTTTTTTAATCTTGTTGCTTATCCTTATACAATTTCTAATGATATTGCAACAACTCAAAAGAGCAAATTTTATAGTTTTTTAAAACTTATCAATCAAAATGGAAACTCAAAGTTTGTAAGTTCTCCAATACTTACCTTATCAGATAATAAGCCTATAAAATTTGATGTAGCAACAACTATTCCCTATACAACTGGTTCAACAACTATAGATGAAGATAATAGTAAAACAACAACAGCTATAAACTATAAAGATGTTGGATTAAAACTTTCTGCAACCCCTAGAATTTATAACAAAGAGATAGTTTATCTTGATTTAGAATTAGAGGTATCTAATATCATTTCAAATAGTGATAATATTCCAATTTTATCAAAAAAATATATCAAACAATCATTTTATTTACAGTCTAATAATATCTTTGTACTTACTGGTATTAACCAAACTGAAACGGTTAAAAATATTCAAGGTGTTCCTCTACTTATGGATATACCTTATCTTGGATGGTTATTTAAAAGTGAATCAATCAATACAAATAATTCTAACCTCTCAATCTTCTTTGAGATTATTAATGAACAAAAAACTATGAAGCATCTCAAACTAGATACCTCTAATTATTTTGAACAAATAAATATTGTAAAGGATAAAACAAATGATACTAATTCAACTAACTAATAATCAGGAAGAAAAACTCAAGCGGAAGCGCAGAGTTTTTCTTTCCTTGATTACTTTTAAAAAAGTTACTACCCCCTTTAGAAATGAGTACAAAAATAAGTATAAAAATTCAATTATAAAAGGAGAATTGATATGTATGGTATAACCAAAGAAGATATAACAACCCTAGATGAAAAACTACAGTTTCAAAAACAGTTTTTATCATTTGGTACTTTAGATATAGATGGATGTGATAGAAAACTTATAGAGTTTATCTATAGTGCAAATATTAATCCTAAAAAATACTTTGCAGAGGTAAACAATAGAGTTAATACCATGATGAATATAACTAGTAGTATGGGATTAGCTCCTGTGTTTGTTACTATAACTGCACCATCAAAATATCACAAAAAAGATAGTAAAGGAAATTTACTCATAGACCCTAATACAACTGCAAAAGCATTAACTCAAATATTTAATGATTTTACAAATACATCTATATTTAAAAAGATTAGACGTGAGTATGAAAGAGGATTTCACTATATAAGAACCTATGAACCACATAAAAGTGGAGTTCCACATATCCATGCTATGTTATTTCTTCCTATGAAATATATCAAACCTTTAGAAGAGAAATTTAATGAGTACTTTACAAATAAACAAAGATGGGGAAATAATATCAAAAGTTTAAAATATATCTATAAATTTGAGGGGAATTTTAAAGGGGCTGTTAGTTACATCATGAAATATATTTTAAAAACTTTTAAAAATGCAGATGATGAGACTATACAATATAGCTCTTATTGGTTCTTAAAACATAGAGTAAGAAGATTTCTATCTTCAAGAACTTTAATACCTCTTAGTATCTATAGAAAAATACGACACTATTTTAAAAGTAGAGGTATCACTCAAGATTTACAAAAAGCTACAAGGTTATATCTTAACAATGGTATATATTATGATTATGATGGGAAGAGTATTGATCTTAAAGAACCAATATACAATAAAGATAGAATAAATATAAGATATATAGACCCTGAAACTAAAGAGGTAGTAGATGCTGTTATGTGGGAGAAAAAAGCTCAAAGAAGTTTATCTGCACAAAACACTAAACGAAATGATACTATTAAACTTACCTATCAAAAGAAAAAATCAGTTCAAAACTCTATTGTAAAAGTAAATGGTAAAGATAAATATATTTTTTCTAAAAATCAAAGTAAATATATAGAACTACAATCAATACCATCAAATATGACTAATTATCAACTATTAGATTACTATAAAACAGTTGATAAGTTTCCATCAACAACTAGTGATATGCATAAATATTTAATAGCTCATAATGAGATGGTAAAAAGAGGACTTTTAAATGGAAATGTGGAAGCTCTTACCTCTAAAAACTTGCAAGGGGGAATGTAAAATGTGGCATGTACATGATGAACTAACTTATTTAAAAGGTTATGAGGTTTTATCACTCAATGATAAATATCTAAATCAATTTATGAACTTATCACAAGATGAGATACTTATATTGTGTAAGCAATATAATCAACTAATAAGATTAGCTAGAAGAGATGAAGATAAATTTGTTGAAGAACATATACAAAATGAAGACAATATCTATGTAACAATCAAAATAAAAGAGTTACATTTATATATTGTAATTGTAAATTGTTTAAATGAAATATATAATAGAAATGTATGGAGTTAGAAGATGGATATTAAATTTGAAAACTTAGCAAAAATAGATTTACTTATAGAAAAAATTGAAAAATTAGAATCAAAAGTATCAGGTGCAAAAAAGTGGTTGAATATCTCTGAAACTGCTTTTTATCTTGGCTATAGTAAAGAGTATATCCATAAACTCAAAGATAGTAGTTTTCTCTTAAATAAGCACTATTATAAAAAAAGTGGGAAACTATTATTTGATAAAGATGAACTTGATAATTGGGTAACTTCATCTCAAAGTAATATTATAGACCCTCAAGAATTAGCAAATGAGATATTAAAAGATTTAATATGATTTTTAGTAAAATAACTCTGTTTGTTAGAAAGTATATTTATACGGTGTTTTTTCAAAAAGGAAAAACATGGTAAAGATGACACAACCGAAAATATTTACACGAGGTGTGAAACTTTGGGTACGATTTTCACTAAATGGAGAGAATATAAGAAAACCTCTTAATTTAGAAGATACAAAAGCTAATAGAAAGTTAGCAACAACACAATTGATTCCACAAATGCTTTTAAAAGCACATAGTGGAGAGTTCTTTGAAAACAAAATTGTTCCAACTATAAAAGAGATGATTGATATTAGTTTATCTATGAATAAATCTAGTAGAAAATATCTTACACATAAAAGTTATGTAGGGGTATTACAAAATCATGTTATACCCATTTTTGGTAAAAGAAAAATTGATACTATTAAGCCAAGTGATTTAATTGAGTGGCAAAATAATCTTTTAGAAAAGCTCTCAGTAAAATCTGTAATCAATGCTAGAATTATATTTCATGGTATATTTGAAGATGCTTTTAGAGATGAACTTATAGATAAAAATCCTTTTTCGCTTGTAAAAGCTCCAAAATTATCAAATACAAAAGAGATTCAACCCTTTACAAAAGAGGAGATATTTTCTATCTTAGAAAATACACCAGATAAAATAAAAGCATTTTTTGCAATAGGTTTTTTTGCAGGTCTTAGAACTGGAGAGATAACAGCTTTAAAATATAGTGATATTGATTTAGAAAAGAGAATAATCAAAGTTTCTAAAACTAGAAATAAAGGGATTGAAACTGTACCTAAAACATTATCTAGTTTTAGAGATGTTGAGATACTTGATGTACTCTTACCTTATCTAGAAAATCATATTCAAAACTATAAAAAATCAAATGATGATTATGTTTTTTTAACTAGATTCGGGTTGCCTTATTATTCAGCAACAAAAATATCTGTAACTTATTGGCAAAAAGTTTTAAAAAAGTTAAATTTAGAACATAGGATTTTATATAATATGAGACATACTTTTGCATCTATGATGATAAGTAGCGGTGAAGATATTTTATGGGTTGCTTCAATGCTAGGTCATAAAAATGCAAATATCACACTTCAAGTATATGCTAAATATATTAAGAGTGAAAAAAAATCAAGAGGTTCATTTCTATTAAATTAG